ATAACTTTAATCTCAGATTCCAATTCAGCAAGTTCTTGATTCAATGCTTCAAGTTTTGTTTCTTCAGTTTGTAAGTCATCTTTGACTAATGACAATCTTTCAATTTCTTTTTTAACGCTTTCAATGTATCTACGATTGGCTTTAATCTCGCTTTGTTCAAATGTCAATTGTGAATTCAATGTTTGAATTTGTTCTACAATTTTTTCAATCTCATCATGTCTATGATTAAGTGTGATAATCTCTTCATCAATCTTTTTCAATGCATCATTTACTTCTTCAACTTTTTTAGTTCGCTCTTCAATAATGTGTGATTTGTATTCATCACCAATTGTCTGCTTACATGTTGGGCAATCATTGTTATCGTGATAAAACGAAATATCCGTATTAACTTTCTTAAGTGTTTTGCCTAAGTTTAATTTAATGCCTGAGAATTTCGTTATCTTTCCATCAACTTTATCTTTATCTGAAATCTGTGTACACAAATCAGATAAACTTTGGTGTAACGTTGTGCAGTTAGTTTCACTTTCAGTAACTAAATGTTGAGTGTTGGCAATGTCTTGTTGCTTAGATGAAAGTTGTGCGGCATTGCTTTTGTTCAATGAATCAATAAATTGAATTTGATATTGAATCTTTTCACCCTTTAGATCAACTGCATACTTTGTCTGAGAATGTCTTTCTTTCAGCAATAAAAATTTATCTTTCAATACGCTATTCATGCGTGAGAAGATTTGAATATCCAACAAGTCTTCAATGATAGAACGTCTGTCACTTGCAGACAGTTGCATAAATGGTGTGAATGACGCTGAACCCAACAGAACGATTTGGGTAAACGATTTATAGTTGAGTTTGAGAATGAATTTCTCTAGATGTTCTTGATAGTCTTTGACTGCGGCATCTTGATTGATTAGGTGCCCATTGCAGTAAATCTCAAATAAGTTCGGCTTAATGCTACGAACAATTTTGTACGATTTGTTGCCAGCATCAAACTCAATTTCAACTGTGCAATCTTTTTGATTGATTGTATTGACAAGTTGACCTTTGTTGATATTACGAAATGGTTTACCAAACAGAACAAAGCACAATGCATCAAGCATTGTTGATTTGCCAGAGCCATTAGATCCAACAATCAACGTGGTGTTGTTGTTGTCTAAATTAATTTCTGTAAAAAAGTTACCAGTTGATAGAAAGTTCTTCCATCTTAAATTGCGAAAAATAATCATTCAATGTTTTCTGTAGATAGTGCCTCAACATAAAGTTCACGCATTAATGTTTTAAGTTTATTCGGGTCATTGATACTCAAACTTTGTGCATCAATAAATTTAGATAGAATAGACATGGTATCTTCAGCTTGATTCACAATGTCTTCATCTTCTGTTTCACTAAATTCGGTAAAGTCTTCAACGATTGTAACATCAACTGGACCTACTTTATATATTTCATCAACAAGTTTTTCAAATAGATATGGGTCTTGTTTATTGACAACAACAACTTTCACATAAGCATTTGCATACTTAGAGAAATCCATATTCTTCAAATCTTCAATCTTTAACTTGTCTGTGCAATTATCATCATAGTTAACTTTGTAAAACATTCTGTAAGGATTGTTTACGTATTCAACTTTCATGCTCTCTGCATCTAAGATAGCAAATTTCTTTTGATCTTGATAGTCTGACCAAAAGAGTTCGTATGGAGTTCCAACATACGTAATGCTATCATGTTCGGAGAACGTATGATAATGTCCACTGAACACTCTATTATAGTTGCTTAGAAACTTATAGTCAATCCCATCATGGCTATCTATACCTCTAGACAATGGAAATCCTGAAAGTTCAAAATGCCCCATGCACAACGGTGAAGTGCTGTTCTTGATAAACTCAAAGATTTCTGTTTCATTGCCCTTACATATCCATGGTATCATATCAATTTTGATTCCATCAACTTCTAATGTGCCATGTGTCTGCCACAAACGAACGTTGTGATAGTCTCTTAGCAACAAATCTGGAGAATTAACTTCAAGACTTTCTTTCCAAAAGATATCGTGATTGCCAATCAATGCATGAAGAGTAATGCCTTCTTCAACGCATCTGTCAAAGAAGTACCTGCGACTTTCCATCAACGAATGAAAGTTGATGTACTTTCGTCTGTCAAACAAATCACCAAGTTGAATGATTGTTCTTACACCACGCTCTGCCAATTGAGGAAAGAATGTTTCATCATAAAATTTTTCATAGTAAGCGTGAAATGCTTTGGAATCATTTCTAACACCAAAGTGAGTATCACCTAATAGACATATTCTCATACTTTTATTGACCTGTTGTACCTAAAGACTTATCAAGTGTATCACAAATTGCAGTCAAATGCAAGTCAAGAAGATGGGCTGGTATTGGTGTCTGCATTGTCGTTCTCCAGAAATTCATCAAATACAGTAGTCTCTGTTTTTTTCTTTCTGGGCTTTGCACTGGCAATCTTTTTATCTTTATTCACTTCAAATGCTTTGATAAAATCGCTAATGAATTCTTCACTATATGAATCATGCATCACTCCGTTTAGACTTGAAGAAACATATTCTTCACCATTATTTTCAATCAGAGATGTGATGATTAGATTGTCCATGCTTTTGTATTTTATGTAGAGATGTTTTTTCTCTTTTTGAATTCTTCGCAAGAATGCATAGTAGATGATTTGGGTAAAGTATGCAAATGGATTCTTAGACTTTTCAGGATCAAAGTTATCAATGTACAGTAGACAGTTTTCAATGCCATCAGATACCATATCTTCTTTGAATGTGTAGTTTGCAAAGTTTGGTTTACGTGCCAAGTGCGTTGCAATTTTAAACAGGCATTCGCCAATGTACTCTGGTACTCTTGGGCGTTCTCCATTTATTGCTTGTGCTTCTTTAACAGCAGTACGAAAGACAACCATCTCTTGTAAGAAATGTTCGTTGTTTACGTAGTGTTTTACTTTTGCTGGTTTAGCGGTATTGGTAGTAATGCTCATGTTTCACCTCAATTAGTTGACAAACACTTGACAATGAGTTATTATCACTGTGTTCCCTTTGATAAAGACTTAATGTAATATATGATTGTTAGATGAAGTCATTGTTGATCTCATCTTGTCAATCTCTTCTTTGATTTCAGACATCCTATCGTCTGGTTGAATTTCAATCTCATCTTCTTCACTCGACTCAAATTCTTTATACGCTTCACCATAGACTCTTATGATTTCTGATGTTGCTTCAGATACCGAAACAATACTTTGTTTAAATATTCTAGAAGGCAAATCAAAATTTGTAAGTGGATCCCACTTCATCATAGACAAGCTAAAAGAATGATTGTCAGAAACTCTAGGAACAAGAACAACTCGCATAGGACGATGCACTTCAATGTAGCCTCGACTTTCTTCAACAACATTACCGATGAGAGTATCACCGTTTGTTAGTTTCAATACTTTACAGAGCATTATTCTTCCTTTAAGTTTAACGTATAAATTTTATATTCAAACTTTTCATCGTTGTAAATTTTCATTCGTTCGATAAAATGTTCTAACGTAAAATTCTTTCTACTCTTATGTGTCATGTCATCCGATATGTCATACAGAATAGCTTCTTTCTTATTATCTCCCAAACGCAATCCTCGACCAATAGACTGTAGTGTTCTAATCTTACTCTTGCTTGGTGAAGCAAAAATAACATTGTGTAAATTACGAATGTTGATACCAGTAGAGAATGTTCCATATGATGCTACGATAATTGCATTCTCTTCATTCTCAGTAATTCTACGAACTTCTTCTCTTTCATCTACTCCAACAGCACCATGAATAAAGAATACAGGTCTATTTTCTTCTACTGCGTCCTTAATCATATTATACAGTATTCTGCCGTGCTTGTCAACGAATTGATACAGTAACAAAGTGTTACCTTCTAAACTCATAGTTAAATTTCTAATGAATCTATTACGTGACGGCTTACCTATAATATAATTTATCTCATCTTGATATTTAAAATTCTTACCTAGCTTACATGATTCTTCGTTGTGCTTAAGCACCAATGCTTTAATTCTAAACTTCGCTAATCGTCCAGAGTCAATCAATTCTTTTGTTGTTGTTATCTGTTTGACTTTACCGAACAAACCTTCTAAGACTAATCTATGTGTCTGAGTACCATCTAGTGTACCTGTCAGACCAAATCTATACTTGCACTCTGTTAGTTTTGTTAGAATTGATATCAACGACTTTGCTTTAAACAA